TCAGTATTCCAGTTTCGCTCTCTACGGAATTAAGGCGGCCTCATAATGCCAGCAACATATGAACCGATAGCAACGAATACGCTAGGTAGCGCCACTTCATCTGTAACTTTTTCTAGTATTAGTGCATCATACACTGATTTGGTTTTAGTGTGCAATGTCATTGCTGTAAGCGGTGCGGCTTTCGATACTTGGATTAGGTTTAATGGTGATACGGGTAGCAACTACTCATTTACTTCAATGAACGGAACTGGCTCGGCAGCACAGTCCTTCAGGGCCTCCAATCAAACCTCAATGGCTGTAGACCGTCAGGCAAGCGTTCGAAGTACTTCAAGAGTCATTCAAATAGTGAACATTCAAAACTACTCAAATGCTACAACCTATAAAACATCTATTGTGCGAGGCTCAGCACCTAGTGATGCCGTTGAAGCATTAGTGGGATTGTGGCGTTCGACTGCTGCTATAAATGAGATTACGTTTTCAAATAGCACAAGTGGTAACTTTGATACTGGCAGCACCTTCACCCTCTACGGCATAAAGTCTGCATAAGGAGAAACTATGGCAAATACATTTGTAGCAATAGCGACAACAACCGTGGGTAGTGGTGGGGCGGCTGATATTACCTTTAGCAGTATTCCTGCTACTTATACGGATTTATGCGTACTCTTATCTCTAAGAGGAACAGTGTCTGCGGGGTCAGATGATTTATTACTTAAGATTAACAATGATAATACTAGCAGTCGCTATACAACGCGTAGTTTAACAGGCGACGGCGCAGCAGCATCAAGCGCTACAAGCGGCTACACAAGTTTTGCATATTTAGGTGTAGCCGATGCTGCTACTGCAACTGCTTCTACTTTTAGTAATCATCAACTTTATATTCCAAATTATGCTGGGTCGAATCAAAAATCATACAGCACCGATACAGTTCAAGAAACCAATGGTACTACCGCATATGCAAGCATACACGCAGGTCTCTACAATCAAACTACAGCAGTCTCCTCTTTAGTTTTTCTCACTGCTTCAGGCAACTTTGCCCAATACTCAACAGCCACCCTATACGGAATCAAGAACTCATAAGAAAGGAAAACAATGCCACATAAACTAATCGTAGACTGCTCAACTGGAGTAACTACTGAGGTAGAACTAACTGCCGAGGAGATTGCTCAGCGCGAGGCAGATGCAGTTGCCTTTGCAGAAATCAAGGCAGCAGAGGAAGCAGCAGCACAGGCTAAGGCAGATGCTAAGGCATCAGCAGAAGCCAAACTTGCAGCGCTCGGTCTAACCGCAGAAGAAATCGCAGCCCTTTCTAAGTAAGGAGTTCTAGGTGGTTCCACCTTATGGATCAGATATCACTGAACCGATAGTTTATACCCTGTCCAATCCTGCTGGCTCGACTAACTATCAAGCCACAGGAGTTTCTTACGATGTAGCCATCAATGGGCTGCCATTCTTTTTGGCTGCCAGCGATGATTCACCTTATCGCCGTGTCACGGCGCAGTATCGTAAGCAACAGTATGACCAGACCAGAGAAGCAGGCGAGCAATCGCTGACTGGTTGGTGGTTTAGATCTCAGTCATCATTTCATCTAGGTCAAGGAATTAAATACTTTGAGCCTGCTCAAGATGAGTCACTGCGATTCCAATATACAGAATCTAAAGGCTTGGATGTCTGGACTAAAGGTCAGGCTACCCTGCTAAATACTACAGTCAGGGCTTTAACTAGCGCCAATACCCCGATAATTATTGGCGCTAATGATGGCACTAATGACTGTTTAGTTGTAGCAGATGGCTCTGCTTTGAAGAAAGTTACGATGAGTAATGATACTCCTACTGACTCTACCTATACCCAAGCAGGAACTCCATCTACTATTCTTGATTTAACCACAGATGGAATCAGATACTGGTTTATCAATGGAACTCACGTTCATAGAGGAAATATCGGTGGTAGTACAAGCGATGTTGAAACCTATAACGCCTCATCTACAACCAGTGCCAGAATTAAATACATAAAGCAACGCCTAATTGCTACTATCAATAATAAACTTTATGAATTAAATGCTACTCATACTGGCGGAGGCGCTCTACCATCAGACCACTATACCCATCCACAGAGTGACTGGATTTGGACTACTATCTCAGAGGGTCCTAATGCTATCTATGTAGGTGGCTATAGCCGTAAGAACTCATCTATCTATAAGATTACTTTAGATTTGGCTAATGCTAATGCTCTTGGCTTTCCAGAACTTAGCGTTCCTTCGGTAGTAATAGACCTGCCTGAAGGTGAAATCATCAATACCTTTGATACCTACCTTGGTACCTACGCGATACTATGCACTAACAAAGGTGTTCGAGTGGGTGCTATAGGTAATAATGGAGATGTCTCATATGGACCTCTACTGTTTGAAACAGAATGTACTGATGTGTCCTTTAGAGATAAGTTTGCTTATGTATCTACCAAGCAGGGAAGCGAATCAGGTTTAGTTCGTATTGATTTATCACAGCCAGTAATTCCTAATAGCCTTGTCTTTGCCTATGCTTGGGATGCTTGCGCCTCTGGCGAGACTACTACCAGTAACTCAGTAGCCTTTCTTGGTGGCACAGATCGTGTGGCTTTCTGTGTTCCAGGCGATGGTGTATGGATTGAATCATACGGAGTCAAGGTTGCATCTGGTTATCTAAAGACTGGCTTTATCCGCTACAACACTCTTGAAGGTAAGTTGTTCAAACTACTTACCCCGCGTATTGATACCACTAATGGTAGTTTGAGTATCTCATCTATCGGCTATAACTATATTGAATATGCAATCGGTTCTTTTGCTGAAGAGTCTACTGTTTCCGAAATCGGTATTCCTTATCCGCAAGGACCTCAAGAATACTTAGCCTTCAAGTTTACACTTAGCCGTGATGCCAATGACAGCACTCTTGGACCACTATTTACTGGCTACCAGTTGAAGTCTCTGCCCTCAGTACCTCGTCAAAGATTGATTCAGTATCCATTATTCTGCTACGACCACGAGAGCGATAAGTTCGGAGTGGAAGTAGGCTATGAAGGTTCTGCTTGGGACCGTATGCAACAACTCGAAGCAGTGGAAAACGTAGGCGATACCATCCGAGTAGAGGACTTCCGCACAGGAGAATCCTTTATTGGCCTGATAGAAGAGATGGATTTTATCAACCGTACACCGCAAGACAAAAGGTTCACAGGCTTTGGCGGAACCTTACTTGTCACTATTAGATCCGTATAGGAGCCTGCAATGACCCCTTCTGAATGGGCAATTCTTATTGCCACAGTTCTTGGAATAGCATCAACTTTATTTATGGGACTGCGTTGGATAGTCCATTCATTTCTTTATGAACTTAGACCTAATGGTGGTTCCAGCATCAAAGACACAGTGGCTCGACTAGAGACACGCGTTGACGAAATCTATAAGATTCTGGCAGAAAGAGGATGACAAGTGAAACCTGTTGCAAAGAGTGCAACACCTGCAGCGAGTGCCGTTCTAAGACAGGCAACTGCGCTTGCTCCAAAGCGCAAGAGGGTATCGGATGGACTCCTGCCAAGCAAGGCTCACATCAAGGCAAATCCTAACTCTGACCATAACACAGGTCACGCAGTAGATTTGACCCACGATCCACATAACGGAATTGATTGCAGCAAAATCTATGAGAAACTCAAGGAAGATAAGCGAGTCTCATACCTGATATTTAGTGGGCGCATCTGGTCTAAGGAACGCGGTGACCGCGATTACGAAGGACCGAATAAACACGTCAGTCATCTACATATTTCAATCAGGCAAGAGCACGATAAGGACACCAGTCCTTGGTTTCCCTGGTTGGAAAAGGCTAAGAGGACTCCGAAGGATGCCCTTACTGTGGCAAAGTCGAAGACTTCTAAGCCTAAGAAGAAGACAGCCAAGGCTGCTACTAAGAACCAATCTCTTAGGAAGAAGTCCTTGTTTGTGTCCTTATTCAAGAGAGGAAAGTAATGAAGAAACTCGTAAAGAAAATCAAGAGCAAAGCGTTTAAGGCTGCTTTCAAGTCTTATCTCCGTGCTGTTCTAGCATCAGCAGCGACTATGGGAATTGCCTTGGCAACAGACCTAGCGCCTGAATACGCAATCCTAATCGGTGGTCTTACTGCCCCTATCGTCAAGTGGGCTGATAAGACTGAAGCGGAGTTCGGAAGAAAGTACGACGCTGTAAAGTAAGTAATTTGTAAGAGCGCTGCGAGGAAGGCCTCATCCCTAACGGGGTGGGGCCTCTTTTTTTGTTGCCTAAATACTTTCTTCTTTATCTACAGGGCAAGGAACCTTGACTAGGTTTCCACAGTTAGCACATTGACCATCCAATGCCCACCACGAAATGTTATAGTCATCAAACTGAGCATAGATATTAAAGACTGTACAGCCACACGAGCAAGAGTGGGTTGGACCTAGAGATCGTAGGTCAGCAGCAGTAATCGGTGGAAAGGGTGTATATTTTCGCAGCCGAAGTAGACGGAACAACATTCTCTGCACGGCTCCCTCCTAAGGTCGGTCGCCTCTCGGCCTTCGGCCTCGGCACCGTCAGGTGCCGTTTAATTCGCCTTCGGCTCATATTGTAATAATCCACCAGAGTGTCGCTGGTGCGACACGCCGTATCTCCATTACTATTATTCAGTGACCACATTAGTAGCAATAGAACTAGATGATAGAGCAGTTATAGCAGCAGACAGTCAGATAACTGAAGATAATCTGCGAACTATTAGTACATCCACACCCAAGATTATTCACGTTGGTAAGTACCTGCTAGGTCTTGTCGGTGATGCTAGGCCAGGAGATATCCTTGCCTATAACTGGACTCCGCCCGTCTATAAGGGCTCAGATCCCGTGCAGTGGATGGGCAAGAAGGTTATGCCGTCCATACTCACGGCATTCAAAGAGAATGGATATGAACCTTATGAAGCAGCGAAAGATAAAGAATCAGGGTTCGACTACATTGTCGCGTTTAATGGGAATGTATTCCATATTGCGACGGACTTATCATTTATCAAATCTGACCACAAGATTTATGGAATCGGTAGTGGCGGTGCTTATGCTCTCGGTTATCTTTATGATCGTGTGGGTCGTCTCACTATTAGTAATGTAGAGCAACACGCCGAGAAAGCCGTTCAGATTGCTTCAATGCTTGACATCAATACTTGTCCTCCGATTCAATGTGTCATTCAGGAAAGGATTATATGAGAGACAGATGGACTATGAATGTCACCAATGGTTCCGTTGGTAATTGGGGCTTAGGTATTGATTACTACAGAGAATACGAAGATCTGCCTTTGCAGATTATTGCTAGGATATTTGTAATCAATCTGATATTCTTTCGCATTACAATCACTAGGTGGGAAGAATACAAATGGATGTAAAAGATTTACTAATCAAGGCTCTCTACGAAAAAGAAAATAAACGACCACGTTCTACGCAGGTCCAGATAGGACCATCAGAACTTGGTGGTTGCCGTCGTAAGGTTTGGTATAAACTTAATAACCAGCCAGAGACTAATGAAAATGAATTGAAGTTGGCTGCAATTATGGGAACTGCTATCCACGACACCATAGAAAAGGCTTTATCAAACAACAAGGAAGTTCTACTAGAGCAGAGCGTAGAACATAATGGGATGAAGGCCCACGTAGATCTCTACATTCCTGGGACAGGCGATGTAGTGGATTGGAAGACAGTGAAGTTG